GATCAGACACAACAAGAAGCTATCAAGGTGGAGCACGACATTCAGATTCTATGTGAGGAGATGCACAACAATGGTTTCTTCTTCGACAAGGAGAAGGCAGAGCATCTGCTAGATGAGATTGAACTGCGTATGGCAGAACTAGAGGATGGTTTCCAAGAGGACTTCCCACCCCAACTAGAAGAAGTCAATCGTATTTTGTACAGGAAAAAGTCAGATGGGGAGTTGACAAAGGTTGTCAAAGATGCTATAAAGAAATACCCTAAGGTCAAGATCAGTTACGATACATTCCCAGCCCAGCTTATCTGTATGGATTGGGTCAAGTTCAAACCATCGTCACCTAAGATGCGTATCGAAAGACTATGGGATGCAGGTTGGAAACCAGTGGACAAAACCAAAGGACACATTGAGTATGACAGAGAACAGAACCGAAGATAGAGGCTCTAAGTTTGCTAAGTACGGGTGGACTCTATCTGAGACTAACCTTAGCACACTGCCTGAGACAGCCCCTACAGGAGCCAAACGTTTAACTGAGTGGTTGACCCTTGAGGGTAGACGTTCCTCACTGGTGGAGTGGCTGGGCCACTGTGGTGACGATTCTCGTATTCATGGGCAGTTCATGGGCATTGGTGCATGGACAGGACGCATGGCTCACAGAGCACCCAACCAAGCTAACATCCCTGCTGAGTTTCATGGCACACCTAAGTCAGCAGTAGAGGAGGTGAAGGCTAAGTATGACGGTCAGTTCAGAGCACTATGGACCGTGCCTGAGGATAGCTGGCTGGTAGGCACAGACGCTGAGGGCATACAGCTACGGGTGCTAGCTCACCTGATGAACTCAGAGGAGTATGTTAACGCTATCGTGTCAGGTAAGAAGGAGGACGAGACTGACATACACAACCTCAACCGTAAGGCTCTAGGTATGTCACATGTAACAAGAGACATGGCTAAGACTTTCATCTATGCCTTTCTGCTAGGTGCAGGTACAGGCAAGATCAGTCAGATTCTTAACGTATCAAACAAGGAGGCAACACAAGCAGTCGATAACTTCATGGAGTCTATCCAAGGGTTAGCTAACCTCAAGAAGAAGATCATACCTCACATAGCAAAGCGAGGGTACTTCATTGGGTTGGATGGACGCAAGGTGCCAGTACCATCTGAGCACAAGACCTTGGCAGGTATGCTACAGAATGGTGAGGCTGTGATCATGAAACACGCAGCACTTGACTGGACATACAAAGCTAAACGTCAATGGATTAACTTCAAGCTAGTCACTTGGCCTCACGATGAGTGGCAGACAGAAGTGACAGGACCATACAAGGATGCTGAACTACTAGGTGAGATACAACGTCAAGCTATCGTTGATGCAGGTAAGAACTTCAACATGGTCTGTCCTCTAGCTGGGTCAACTGACATAGGTAAATCTTGGAGAGATACACATTGATAATCTTTAACTTTATTTTTGCACTGTTACCTGTAATTTTTGTCTTGACAATACAGGTAATAACGTATATGATGAACCGATCAACAGCCAGCAAAGGAGATTCTGATGGCTTCTAAAACTAAGTACGGTGTATTCGAGGGTGAACTCTACTATGCCCGTCTGCACACAGACAACATGGATGACTCTGAGTACCATGAACGCACCTCAGGCCAGTTCAATACTGTCTTCGTTCCTAAGGATGACGAAGAGATTAACAAGATGGTTGAGCTAGGTTTCCCTGAGGAGTCAATGGGTAACAAGATGATCAAGCCCTTCGATGCAGCAGGTGGACGTAAGGGTATGAAACTCAAGCGTCCTAATGTACACCCATCAGGTATTGATGACTTCGGTGGAGCACCATCTGTCACCAAGGGTACAACAAATACACCTTGGGACTACATCGAAGACGGTGCACTTGGCAACGGCACTAAAGCCAAGGTCAAGATTTCTATCTACGGCAAGGGGTCAACTGCCTCTGTCCGTCTTGAGAAGGTAGGTATCATTGAGCACGTACCTTACAAAGAACTAGAGATGGAAGATCGTTGGTAAGATGAACAACAGGCGCAACCCAATGGCTAGGGACTTGAGGCAACCCAAGTACAAGCCTAGGGTTGTGCCTGACAAGAAGAAACCTAAGCCAGTACGTAAAGAAAAACACAAAGGTAAAGACAGTATAGAATGATTAAAGCAACCCTGATGGATTACATGGGCAGTGATATTACTGTCGTTAATGCTGCAAGAGTGTCCTTCGGCAAGAAGTCCAGTAACACATATACAACAGCCAAAGATGAGAAACTAATCTGGTATCTGGCAGAGCACAAACACATGTCTCCCTTTGGTCATTGCTTTGCCAGCTTCCACGTTAAGGCTCCTATCTTTGTGGCACGTCAACTTGTGAAACATAAGTTCCTACGCTGGAACGAGATCAGCCGTAGGTATGTGGATGAAGAGCCTGAGTTTTACGAACCAAAGACATGGAGAGGACGTGCTAAAGATAAGAAGCAAGGAAGTGAGGGTGAAGTTAAGACAAACTCAAACGCCTGTAATCTTCAACTTGATTCACTCTTTATGTATAGTCAGTTATTAGATGAAGGCGTCTGCCCAGAGCAAGCACGTATGGTCCTACCACAGTCGATGATGACTGAGTGGTACTGGTCAGGTAGCCTTGATGCCTTTGCTGATATGTGTAACCTGCGTTGTGCTTCTGATACACAAGCGGAGACAAGAGAAGTTGCTACACAAATCAGTGACAGAATGCGTAAGCTGTTTCCTATATCATGGGCAGCATTGACAGATGGCTTGACAGAGTATAAGTTTGGGTACGAGGAGAACAATGATGAATAAAGACGCAGGTATCATTGGTGTCGAGACCGTAGAAGAACACGAAGATGGTAGTGCAACATTTAAGTTTCACATGGATGCACATGCCCGTGGGTTACTCACAGAGGAAGGCTTGAAGCTAGTGATGTACTGTGCAGCAGCTAAGATGGATATGCAGTTAGTGTATGACTTCATAGAGGATCACATCAGATACAATAAAGATGAGGAGCAAGATGAGTAAACAAGTTCTTATAGACGGAGATACCTTTGCTTATCGTGCAGCATTCTCCTGTGAAGACAATGACATAGAGGATGCAATTGACAAAGTAGATGAACTCCTAGAGGACTCCCTAAACAAGGTCATGTGGGAAGTAAGTGAGGAGGACTTCCAAGTATTCCTTACAGGCAAGGGTAACTTCAGGTACGACATAGCCACCACCCATGAGTACAAGGGCAACAGGAAAGACGCAGAGAAACCCAAGCATCTCCAAAGTGTACGTCAACACATGATAGAACAGTGGGATGCTATCGTGTCAGACGGTGAAGAGGCTGACGATCTAATAGGAATCTGGTCTACTCAATACGGGCCTGACTGTATCGTTATCTCAGTGGACAAAGACATGATGCAGCTACCTTGCAGACACTTCAACCCTAACCGTAGGTCTTTCTCTAAGGTATCAGAGGTAGAGGGTAACAGGTTCTTCTACTCCCAGATACTCACAGGTGATAGGGCTGACAACATCATAGGTCTGTACGGTATAGGCCCAAAGAAAGCTGAGAAGATACTTGAGGACTACGAAGAGGAGGCTGATATGTATGAGGCTTGTCTGCGTAGTTACGGTGGAGAAGAAGACAGAGTAATAGAAAACGGTAAGCTTCTCTGGCTGCGTAGGTTCGAGGGTCAGATATGGGAACCACCCAAATGCGATTCAGATCAGGGCTAGAGGAACGCACAGCCAAGTACCTAAAGAAACTCAAGGTAAAGTTCACATACGAGAAACTAAAAATAAGATGGCAAGACCTGAGATACAGAACTTACACACCTGACTTTATACTGGCTAACGGAATCATAGTAGAAACTAAAGGAAGATTCATCACATCTGACAGACAGAAACACTTGATGATAAAAGAGCAACACCCTGACTTGGACATTAGATTTGTTTTCTCTAATCCTAACTCTAAGCTTTACAAAGGATCAAAGACAACATATGCTGGCTGGTGTGATAAGCATGGTTTCAAATGGGCTAAAGAAGAAATACCTCTTGAGTGGATAAAAGAAAGGAAAGGTACTTGACAATGCTAGACGAAGAGAGTAAAATACTTGCTCTTGCTGAGAACTATGATCTACAGTTTCTTCTAGAAGAGAACGACATAAGGGATACCTTTGTCATCAAGTACCTAGTAGAAGAAGGGTTGATAGACTTAGAAGATTACTTTAATCTAGACGCAGAAATAGAAGAGTGGAGAAGACTGGAAGAATGATAAACGAGACAGACATAGAAGCCTTTGAATACTATAACAGCCATGAGATGTCACTTAATGAATACCAAAGGAAAGCTAGGAGTACAGCTATCTATCCAGCTAGCTGTGCTATACTGTATCCTACCTTAGGTATGGTAGGCGAGGCAGGTGAGGTAGCTAACAAAGTAAAGAAGATACTAAGAGACAATAAGTTTGATCGTGATGACATAGCTAAAGAACTAGGTGATGTCTTATGGTATCTAGCTATCTTAGCTAAAGACTTAGGTTTCAATCTGTCAGACATAGCATATGATAACTTAAAGAAACTAGAAGACAGACAGAAACGAGGCACACTAGGAGGTTCAGGGGATAAAAGATGAACAACTATTTACCAACAGATTACCAAGAGTTCATACACAAATCAAGGTACGCAAAGTACTTCGATGGTAAGGGCCGTGAGTCATGGGAAGACACAGTAGAACGATACATGGAGAACATTGTCTACCCTAAACTAGGGGAGGACTCATACACAAAGTCAATACGGGATGCTATCCTAAGCCTAGAGGTCATGCCATCTATGCGGTCAATGATGACAGCAGGTCCAGCCTCTAAGAGAGACAACACCTGTATGTACAACTGTAGCTACCTACCCGTAGATGACCCTAAGTCCTTCGATGAGGCTATGTTCATCCTTCTCTGTGGTACTGGTGTTGGCTTTAGTGTCGAGAGGCAGTACGTCAGTAAGCTCCCTGAAATCCCTACTCTCTTCCAAAGCGATACCACTATCGTTGTGAAGGACAGCAAGGAGGGATGGGCTAAGGCGTTCAGACAATTGTTGGCTCTCCTCTGGGCTGGTGAAATCCCTCAGTGGGATATATCTAAAGTCAGACCTGCTGGTGCTAGACTAAAGACATTCGGGGGTAGAGCCAGTGGCCCTGCACCTCTCGTTGATCTCTTCAACTTTACTATCAAGACATTCAAGGATGCTCAAGGACGCAAGCTGTCTAGCATTGAGTGTCATGACATCATGTGTAAGGTAGGTGAGATCGTAGTTGTGGGTGGTGTACGCAGATCAGCAATGATCTCTTTGTCTAACCTATCAGATGACCGTATGCGTCACGCTAAGTCAGGTGCTTGGTGGGAGAACAACCCACAGAGAGCCTTGGCTAACAACAGTGTGAGCTATACAGACAAACCAGATGCTGTCTCATTCATGAGAGAATGGATGGCCTTAGTAGAATCAGGCAGTGGAGAACGAGGAGTATTCAATCGTGAAGCGTCTAAGAAACAAGCTGAGAAGTATGGCAGACGTGATCCTGACTATGACTTCGGAACTAATCCTTGCTCAGAGATTATCCTACGTCCATATCAGTTCTGTAATCTCACTGAAGTTGTGGTCAGGGCTACAGATACTATCGAAGACCTTGAGCGAAAGGTACGTATTGCAACAGTTCTGGGAACAATTCAATCTGTCTACACCCACTTCCCATACTTGCGAAAGGTGTGGCAGCGAAATACAGAAGAAGAACGCCTGTTGGGTGTGTCACTCACAGGGATAATGGATAACCCTCTACTAACGAGTAAGAATCATGGTCTACCAAAAACTCTTGCGCACCTTAGACAGGTTGCAGTTGATACTAATATTGACGTCAGCAGTAAGCTTGACGTTAACCCTAGTGTTGCTATTACGTGTGTTAAACCATCAGGAACAGTCTCACAACTCGTTGACAGTGCCTCAGGAATACACGCACGGTATTCGAATTATTACATTAGAACCGTTAGAGCCGATAACAAAGACCCCCTTACCTCCTTCATGAAGGACATGGGTATCCCTAACGAACCAGATGTAATGAAGCCAACTAACACTACTGTCTTCTCGTTCCCTATCAAGTCACCAGATGGAGCCGTTGTTACCTCTGACCTGACAGCGATAGAACAACTAGAGACTTGGCTCACCTATCAGAGACACTGGTGTGAACACAAACCATCTGTCACTATCAATGTCAGACCTGATGAGTGGTTTGAGGTAGGAGCCTTCGTGCATAAACACTTCGATGAGATGTCAGGTGTGTCATTTTTGCCATACAATGAACATACTTATCAGCAAGCACCTTATCAAGAGATTGGCAAGAGTGACTATAATATGCTATTATCTCTCATGCCAGATAAGATTGATTGGAATAAGCTGTCTGAGTATGAGAAGGAAGACAACACTGTAGCTATGCAAACGATGGCTTGCTCTGGTGATGTGTGTGAAATCGTAGACTTAACATAAAGGAAAGTATCATGGGTCTAATAGAAATGTTTGTTGTAACTTTGGTATCACTTGGTGTGATAGAGGATGTAGTCGTACCTGTTGCTGAGACAACATGGGAGACCGTACAGGAAGTTGTGAATGCCGACTAAAAGAAAGTTTAGCAAAGAAGCTTATGATCTGTACGATCAGACAGCTAAGGATAAACTGGTGACCCTTCTCTCTGAGAGGGGCCACACCATTATCTCTTCAGATGAAGACTACTTCGTAGACGTAGTATCACAGAAGGATGGGTACACATACTACAGTGAGGCTGAGGTAAAGACAGCATGGACTGATAGCTGGCCTACCACTTGGAAGGAGATCAGGATTCCAGAGAGAAAGAAAAGACTGCTAGCTAAATATCAAGATGAGAAGGGTGTCTTAAACTTCTATGTCTTCAGTAAAGACCTGAAGCAAGTATGGAGAATCAAGGACACACAGTTAACTGAAGAGGGTTTGAGAGAAGCTAAGGGTAGATACATCCACGCAGGTGAGAAGTTCTTTCATATACCCTATACAGAAGCGGAGTTAATTAATGTCTGACATAATAAATAACCCACCTCACTATGGAGATGGGTCTATTGAGTGTATAGAGTACATGAAAGACAACATGGACTTTATGATGTTCATGGGATACCTAGAGGGTAACACTAAGAAATACCTTCACCGATACAGATATAAAGGAAAACCTTTAGAGGACTTGAAGAAAGCACAATGGTACCTTAACAGATTAGTAGAAGAGATGGAGGCTAAATGATATGGAGACTATGTTTGTAGCACTGGCAGTTGCCTGTGGATTAATAGAAGGTGACCCATTACTTAATCAAGGGTGTGGAATTATCTTCCAGAGACGTTTAGTTTCTACTGAAGAGGAGTGCATAAAGGATGCTGCCTTAATGGTAGCTGTCATGCCACCCCCTGCTGGTGCTTACATAACAGATGTCCAATGTGTTCCTGTTAAGGTAAACCCTAGAAAAAATAAAACCTAAGTTCGTTTCTTCCCTGAAGCTGTCGTTGACCACTTCACTCTCTTGGGGCCAGTCTTTTTGCTGGCCTCTTTTTTTGTTATCTTACCTGCTACTGCCTTAGGTCTACACGCAGGGTAAGGACGTTTGCTTCCCTTGGCACTCTTACGTCCACAAGGTTTACCTGTCTTGACATCTGTCCACTCTTCAGCGAACCATTTACCTAAGCCACCCTTAGCCATCTTAATCTCTACAACTTCTTAGTTATTGACGTTGGAATATCTATCACAGTGTAGCCCTGCTTGTCCTTGTAGACCCTAGGCTTAGGTTTCTTTTTCTTGATGTACTTCTGTTCTACAGGAACATCACCAAGTTTTCTAGGTGCAAATCTAGTAGGTGTCTTTTGCTTCTTGTACACCATCACTTCTTCCTTACTCTGTTGTCTTTACCTGACCATGTTCCACCCTTAGACTTGTACCACTTGGAAGCCCAAGCATTTGCATAAGCTGAGGGGTAGACCTTGAACTTCTTCTTAGCCTCTGCTTTGGCTCTAGACCACAGACTAGGGTTGTTTGGTTTAGGACTACTTGCCATTTACTTTACCTCTTTTGACATCCAGATGCCGAAGGCTCCCGTGGCTGCACCCATGCACACTGACACCAGTGAAGTCTGTTGTGTTGTGGGGTCAGGCAAAAGCATGAACCACTCAACAACTCTCCAACTCATGACAGTGAAGACTAGCATCATCAGGCGGGGCAGAACCTTCCAGTCATCTAATACAGTATGAGCCATTATATTTTACCTAAGTAAGCTAGAAGAACAATCAAGGCTAGACCACCTGTGAAGACAACAAGGAGAGTTACCAGACCAAAGAGGAGTATATTCTCCCAGAGTTTCTCTCTTCTCTTCTCTCTTTCTTCTTGTTCTTTCTTACGTCTGACCCTGATCTCTTTACGTAGCTCTATCAACTCCTGCCAAGCTGAGAATCCTCTAGTGGCTATGACTATTTCTCTAAGTTGATTTTCTATATCGTCGGCTTGCTTACGTTTAACGAAAGTGTCTAAGGCTTCTTCATTAGCTGACGAGAAGAGACTGTTCTTCTTCTTGTCATGGTCCTTCTTGGCACCATCTATAGCATCGAAAAGAGCACCCAAGTCTTTGGCAAGTGAGGTTATCTCTTTGCCAGCAGCTATCCCTGCCTTGACGCCAGCAAAAATTGTTAACGGGTCCATATCATCCCCACACTATGAAGTCTACGTTCTCACCTACTCTTTGTGGTACCTTGTTCATGTTGTGAGGATGATAAGTATAGGCTTCTTCGTGCTTATACTTCTGAGCCTTAGCTTCTACAGCAGCCTTAGATTCCTCTACTACCCTATTCTTAGGTGTAGTATCTTGGAAGACAACAGTCTCATGTGTGTCGAATGGCATCCTAGGTAGAGGTAGATACGATAGTAGACCTGTGTTTACCATTTCTTACATGACCAGTATCTAGCTGTGAACTTATCTGTGGCTGTGTCACAATTGTGTCTAGCCCTGAAGCTCTTGCGTCTGGCTGGTATGTTCTTCTTGATCTTCATATTGGCATCCCCAAAGCGAATGATCTTCTCTTTGCCGTCCTTACAAGCTTTGACAACAAACTTCTTACCGCCTGAAACCTGACGCTTCGGGCTGTTACACTTCATCTTTGATTTGTCTATCTTAGCCACGGTATCTTCCAAATGTTATAGTTTTAAGGAACCCTCTCCATATCTCTATAGGGGATGGAAGCATCCACCCTAGGATCATCATAAGTATGACCCATGTGGGTATGTCTTGGTTCAAGACCTTGACACTATCTACTGAACCAGCCAGATTGAATGAACCTTTGGACTCGTCTACCTGTACGTTCTCAGCTTCGATGTCTCTGCTTTGGTCTATAGCTGACTGGTTATTCTCTTTACCTACCTGAGTGTTTGCGTTAACAGTAGGTCCACCACCGCCACCCCCAAGGAGAGACATGGGATTAAGGCAAGCACTAAGTGTTAGGCATAGGAGTATGGCTATAAGAAACCTCATTGTCCAGTACCAGCTATTCCAGCGTTCTTTGTTATAGAAGCTATTAGCTCTGGGTCAGCCTGAGATAAGGAGGTATCAGTTAATCTTTTTATTTTAAAACCACCTTTATAATTGTTTTTCATAACTTCAGGAGTATACTCTGAAACCCTTATACCTCCTGTAGATTTTGTTCCTGTTACATAAGACGTAGCCCCAGCAGATTGATTACCACCTATGGCTATAATAGTGCCATCTTCTTTTATATCTAAGACAACAGAGACATGGCCCAATCCAAGCCCTTTCTTGAGGGCCTGACTAGGATACTTAAAGTTTCCGTTTTTTTGACGTGTGCCATCTTGTCTATTGTTAAACACCACAATATCCCCTGCCCTCACATCAGAAGGGCTTCCGAAATATGTTTCACCTGTAGTTGGGTTGTGGTTATAGACATCATCACCAATGAACTCATAGTTTTGAGAACCTGCTCTATATTGTACAGCCCCTTCAGTTAATTTTCCTCCTGATTTAAGTATCAGACTCCCTAATAAATCAGCACACCAAGGTGTTTTACTGGGGTCAAGACCCATACCAAAGTTTTTATAAGCTTCTATAAATCTTGGGTCTTTTTCGTCAGCCCCTATTAGCCCACTTCTAGCAAAATACTCTATGAAATTTTCACCCTTTTTAATTTCTGGGATAGTTCCATCCCAAGTAGCAGAATCAAAAATAGCTAAGTTAACATCTCCTGTTGTTTTTGGGGGGCTATCTTCAAGTTTATCTTGAACGGACTCATCTAATCCTGTAGGTAGAATATCAATAACATTTTGAACTTCTGGTTTTGTTATAGGCTGAATACCCTCAGGTCTAGCTCTAGGACGTAAACTAGAGATTTCAGGTTCAGGTCTAGTCCTAGGTCTTAGTACTTCCTCTTGAGTTAATTCAGCAGGTCTCTCCTCTGCTGGCGTAAAGGATTGCTTGAATTGGAAGTCAGGGTCTTCTCTGGCTACATCTGTTAGCTGATCAAGAGCCTCAGTCTGAACTGGTGGTTGAAGAAGTGCTGAGTTCTGCATAGGCTGTGTGCCTGAGGTTCCCATCACTTCAGCTAGAGTAGCTCTAATTAAATTTTTCAGGTCAATCTGAGAGGTATCTGCTTGTCTTTGTGGTGCTTGAGTAGATATAGCTGGGGCTTGAGGAGACGCCGCAGGTAATGGCTGGCTTGACCAAGGGGGTGTAGGAATAATATCCCCACTCTGTTGAGCCATTTGTGGTGCAGCTACCTTAGGTAACTCCTGTGTTCTATTAACTTTAGCCAAAGGAACAGGACTAGGTATAACACCTTGATCCGCAGTGGGTTGTTGCATAGCTTCAGGTGGTTGAACAACAAGACCTATACCTTGAGGTTTTAGTGTCTTAGCTTTTTGTATGAAAGAGGCCATTATATTCTCACTTCTGTGCCAAAATACCAGTATCAGGATCAATAAACCAACTGTCAGCAGGTAGTTGATCGAACTCAACCTGTTGTTCTTCGTCTGTTTGACCTGAGAAAGTATAAGGATTATCTTCTGTATAGTCTGCACCAGCCGTAGGTACCTCAGTAGGAGCACCTAGTCTACGTAGGAGTTCATCGTATTTGGTGACACCTGACATAAGCTTGTCAGCTTTTCTAACTGCCTCATTTATTCGAGCAAAGTCAAGACTTGTTCCTTTGAACTCACGTCTTGTTTCCATAGGAATCTTGCGGCCTAAATCTCTATACATCTCCATGAGATCATTGTTATAGTAAGTATTAGCCAAGTCTTTTACTTTGAAGAGGACTTTCTCACCTGTTGGATAAGCAGTAGCAATAGCCTCTTCATTTAGCATAACTTGACCTTGGTCACCTACAGTCAGGAATCTATTTTCAGGGTCTTTCAGTGCACCCTGAACTGCTGTAGCTTGCGCTGTTTTCTGGAATCGTAACGCATTTGCTATACGTTCTTTAGTTACCAAGTAGGCATCATTATCGTACTGCTTGAGTTTCCTTAGTTTATTAAAGGTATCCTCTGAGAATATCTTAGCTATAGTTGCATCATCTATAATATTAGGTGATGTTATCATATTGACAGAGATGATCTCTAAGCCTCTGACAAAGTTTTCTCTAGCAAAGTCTTCAGCCATTGTGTCAGGTGTGAATAGAGATACCTGATTGAGGTAGGCAAAGTCAATAGCTTCCTTACGGTCTTTAGGTTTTCTCTTTTCTGCTGCTGCAATAGATTCCTGAGTGTGAAGAACTTCTGTTGGCGTGAGTGTAGCTTCTTCTACGTTCTGGCTGACCTGCTGAGCTAACTCAGGGAAGACAGGAAGAGAAGTAAACTCTACGTTATTAGGTAAGATTTCGTTAGATAATTTTATTTGTTCTGGAAGATATTTATTCATCCAAATATCAGACACCTTATCTAAATTACTAAGAATAGCAAAGGCTGCTGCTGGGTCTTCCATAGTCTTAGCTTGCATAGCTATGGCTTCTGTCAGAGGAGTAATGATACCAGCTTTAACTTTCTTTAGTCTTTCCTCATCGTATGTCTCAAGTCTGACTAGAAGTTGATCCAAGGTATCAATCTGGCTTTTTACATTTTGCCAGTCGTCGTCTTGAATTAGAGGTGGTTTAACGAATTGACTTTTGACTACATCAAACTTAGCTTTCAATTGCATAATGCTATCAGGGCTAACGTTCCCACCTGCTAGTTCTATATCCAAGCCCATCAAGGCAAGATTTCTTACATTGTCTAGAGCCATTGTAGCTTGAGGTAGATAAGAGGAGTAGAACTCAGCCCTCCCTACGTTCTTAGAATTAGTCAGGTACAAAGCTGCTGCTTCGTTCCTCTGCACTTGACCGATAGCTTCTACAAGTATGTCCTGATCTGTGGGCGGTTTGCCTGTAGCAGCTAGAGTTTGTTCTGCAAGGATCAAATAAGCTGGGTTCTCTGCTATCTTCTTACTGACTAAGTTCAAAGCTTCTTGCTGAGGGTTTACATTAAGGTAATCAACATCAATACCTGTCTGCATCTTGATAAGCTTAGATGCGTTAGCATCAATTTCAAAACCTTGGGCTGAGTACTCAGATATAAGAGAGTTGACAGAAGACCTGAGAGTAAGACCTTCCTGTCCTTTTAATTCTTGTAGGCGTTTAGCAAAGCTTCCGTACATCTCACGGTCAATAGAGGCTTGTGTCTTCTGTTTACCAGAGGACACCATGCTATCCATGACACTGAAGAGACCCCTACCTATACCCTCTATCGCTTGGGCAGATGCACCTAGCTCAGTTGCACTAGGCATTGTGACACCTTGTGCATACTCAGAGCCAGCCTCACCTAAATCCATTGCATATCCAGCCATAGTTTTTCCTTAATACATTTGTTGCTGAAGAAGACCAGCAGAGTAGCCTAGGTTCAGTTTGTGGGCATTTCTCATTATATCAGGTATTTGACCTGCGTTCACAAGACTATTCTGAAGAGATATTTTTAGCTCATTAGACAAAGGCATAGCCCATAGTTCATCATTAATTTCTTCCCAAAGTTTAGAGCCTTTTAGGAAGTCCTCTTGGTCACCTTCTGTCAATAAAGACATAGCTCTATCAGCCTTAGACTTTAATCTGGTTCTTATCTCACGGTACTTCTCGTTCTTCTTGAAGACCATCTCTTGATAGTCGTAGTAGTTCTGTACAGGTGCAGGGGTAGCACCCATAAGTACAGCAGCAGCATCTCTGGTTGTCAGACCACCGACTACTAACTTACGTGTACGGCTACGATAGTTACCAGTTTCTATAAGTTCTCTGATCTTTACGATCTTGTCAACAGTAGACAAGTTGCGAACCACTTGCGTCAAGTCTTCTCGTACCATTTCAGTACGTCCACCAAACATTGACCTGATAGCGTTGACACCAGCAGAGGAGAAGTCTTCTGCGATTTCACCTGATGGACCGAATAGAGTGGTGATCAGGCTTTCATCGAAGAGCTTACGATAGGTGTCTGTGACCTGACCTAGAGGTGCAGCCCTTTGTGCATATGCTGTCTCAGTACCTAGACCCCAACCTAGAAGCTGATCAAATAATCCGTACTTGATCATGTTGTGCCTCTCTACAGCCTGAGGATCATCTGAGGAGTATCCTAATTTTTCTGTGACGTACCCTGCTGTACGGCCTATACCAAGTCCTGTCAAGCCCCACATTGGCCCCATAACTAGAGCCATACGTCTTCTCTCGCCAACAGTAAAGTTACGGCCTACAACTATGTTCTCCATAGCTCTGAGGGAGAAGGTTAACCACTGAGTAGGTACTCTCATCGGACCTGACTGAGCAAAACTTCTAGATGCTGAGGTCATACGGAAGGTGAGGTCTTGTTCTCTGTTGGTAATCCAAGTCTTACCTGAGGGAGACAGAGGATCAATGTCGGGACGTTTAGCTCTGTGCTCAAGGAATGCTGTAATAATCCCTGTCATACGAGAGAAACGTTCACCCTCTCTGAAGAAAACGGTTGAGGTGTCTAAGAATTTTCCAACTGATGCTTGAGCTTTGCCCGTAAGAGTGCTAGCCGCACCAAATTTTTGAGGAGCTTGGAGTTCGATAACTTGGTTGTCAATGATATTCCTCCCGCTTTCATCTATGTATCTGACAAGAGTATTCAACTCATCCTCAGATAGACCTGACATCTTAGCTAAACGTTTAATTGCTGTCTGTCTAGCGGCACCTTTAGAGTTTGCTATGACCATCATAGGTGTCGTCAGACCTAGTGCTTTAACACCACTGGTAGGAGAGATACCTACGATGGTAAGACTATGCAAACCCTGAAGCATAAATTGGTCTGGATTGAAGAAACCAAACTTAGAGTAGAAGCCAACTTTCAGTAGTTGAGATGAGGGGTCAGTAGCAGCTAAGTCCCACTTGAACCCTGTCTTTTCGAAGACGTATTCAGTAGCTGACCTTGTGAAGGATTCCCATTTATCTGACAGCCAAGTAGGTTGATTGAGCCTACGCTTGATGACATCCTGTGTCTCACGTAGTTGTGCAGCTACATCGTTAAACTTACCTGTCTTGGTAACTTCAGCTTCCAAAAGTCTACCCAAGAAGTCATTCTTAGGGAGAGCACTAACTCTATCCCAATTCCTGATTAGTCCTTGGTTAGCTTCTGCTAGTTTATTCCAGCCAACTAAAGCACTCTGTGAGGCTGCACGATTAGCATAACCAAAAGCTTCAGTACCAAACTGGTCAGCGATAGCTGATATTGGATTAGCATTCGTAGCTGACTTACCGCCAAACTCAATGAGAGGTGTGTCACCTCGTTTCATGCCAAGGTTATTCATCTTGACACTTACGTCTTCACCTACTGACAAACCAAAGCGAGTAGGATCACCACCAGCTTCACCTATAGAAATCTTTTCGTCCCTAGCTTTAGCTACGAATTGTTCTGTAAAGTTGAACTTGTGGGTTTGGGCTAGCCTCTGCAAATCTTCTAGGTCAGTGACGTGTTTATTCCATGTATTGTTGGCCCTGATAACATTACCTAGCTCATCATACTCAGCTTTGCTTAGACTAAGTAATGCGATGTCATCAATACCGTTCTGATCTAGGAGTTTCTTAACTGAACGACTTATGTTATTTAGCTGAGATACAGCCAGTTCTATCTGGTCTTTACCGAAAGAACCTAGTAGAGTCTTGAAACCCACAGACACAGACTTACCTGAAGCGAGCCTTTGCTCCTTAACAGTACCCAAGAACCAACGGAACTCAGAGTTAGTACGAGGACCACCGATATTGTACGGCATAATGTCTACTCGTTCTAAAACTCTGACACTCTTAGGGTTGACAAAGTATAGATGGTCCATGAATGTCTCAGGAACCTTGTAGACTATCTGGTCACCCTTGAGTTTATCCTTACGGATTGGCCTTAGTGTAGCTAGATCAAGAATAAACTCATCGTCTATCTGGCTCTGGGCTACCTTATAGGCTACATTTCCAAACTCATCGGTCATCTCAAGGAAGACACCATCAGCAGCCACGGCTCTCTTCAATCTCTCAGAAGATTTAATCTGCCACGTTGTATCTAGGATGTCAATAAGAGCCTCATATCCTTCCGTAGTAGCTTTGCTGGGGGTAGACCCGTACATAGTTTTGTACATGGCCTCAAAGCTAGCTACAGAAGGAGCCTGACGCATATGTGATAGCTCACCATCACGTAGCTGCGTCATGAAATCTGACAGGTTTTCTAGTTCTTTGCCTTTAACCTTGTTTATTTTCTTTTGGTATGGCTTTACGAGGTCACCTATGAGAGCCTGACCAGACTCAGCCTGTAAGAACTTGGCACCTAGCTTGTCACCTAGGCGAACTGTAGCTGCACCAAAGACTTTATTGATAGCATCTCTGATAAAGTCAGACTTCTGTACTATCTGCATAGCCTCAGGTAGGTCAGAGATGTCAAGTCTCTTCTCTGTCTCTAGGTACCAGCCACGACCCTCTTCCCTTTTGACTACTCTTAGTGTAGGATCGTTCTTAGCTATGGCCTCTGCGTCCATCTTACGTCTGAAAAAACCACCTGTCTTGTCTTTACCCATACGAACTACGATCTTGTAGTCATCTGAGCCTTCATCAATTACAGACATAGGTTTGACAGAACGAGTAAGAGCTACGTTGTTTGTTTTCTTAGCTATACTCTCTGCTGTTCTAAGGGCTAAGGCGTCGATACTGGCTCTAGGTACGTACTCACCAAAGGTACCTCTTCGGTTAGCTAACTCTAACTCTTCTGTGAGCCTAGTCTTTACTGTGTGATCTCTTACTGTGGCACTTGATGGACGAGCATTTGGCCCAGAAACAGGGTCTAGTTCTTCTGGCAGTGTACGTCCAGCATTGATCTCGTCTGTCTGTGCGCCTACATCATCCACTAACCTTGCTGATACACTTGCTGCCTGTACCTCATCACCTAGTGTAGCTATCACATCAACAGGTCTTTTAGCTTTGGTTATACCTAAAACCTTGCCTGTTTGTCTAGCCAAGGCAGAGGCTGGTCCTGTTACGAGTCTTGTTGACCCAAGCGTAGCTATGTCAGCAACACCAAACAACGCATAGACACCAGACATAGGGTCATCCCCTAGGTAGGTTGCATCATTAGCTGTCTTGTACAAGTTCCAGATACTATCTGAACTAAAGATACCCTCCTCTTTACGTTCCTCTATGTACTCTAAAGCCCACTTCTCGAACTCAGCAGGTTTCATTTGGTTAAATGCAGCCCTGATAGTATCACCTTCACGGTTAGACCTAAGGGTTACATTCTCAAATGCACCGATAGTAATCTCTCTGAGGATATTTACATCGAAGAAACTAAGTACTTTACCTATACCACTCTGGTCATTCTCTTCGATGGCCTCTTGCATCAACCTGTTCCATGTCTCCATGTTAGTCAGGGTTCTAGCTGCATAGGGATTTATGTCACCATCGGAGAGCATAAGGTGTTGAACCAACATGTACTCACTAAGAGACATGTCTTCACCCTTTTCCTTACGTTCCTCAATGATAGCTGCTATAGTCTCAGGTGGTAGACCATCCTGATAGGCTTGATTGATAGCTAAGGCATAGTCAAAGTTGAGACTTTCGTTCTTAGCTATAACCTCTGAGCTATCGTCACCTACCTCACGTTCAGCTTCTATCTGGTCTACAGGTAAATCTGTAGCGATAGAAATCTCTTGAGCCTTAGTCCTTTCGACTTGGCTCCTAGAGTTGTAAGGTTTACTGATCTGAGGACCAATGAGAGATTCCTTGAGGATTTGCTCATTGATTATCTGATCATTGAGAGTAAGAAGGGATACCATTAGTATTGCTGTCCCCTAGGGTAAGGTATTTCTTGCGGAGGAGAGGCTGTAGGTACATTAGAAAGACCACTTAGACCACTAATAGCACTAGCCAAGGTAAATCCTATACTACCCCTTGCGGAATACATTTGAGATAGACCACCTAGATAAGAGGCTTGACCTGTTAGACTTGTGTACTGAGAGCCTAGACTTGACATCATGCTTCCAAACCCTAGGTTAGCTCCTAGTTGGGAAGTAAGGGAGGCCATACCACCTAAGTAACCAGAAGCACCTAGTTGTCTTTGGGCTGCTGCTGCTGCCCTTGATCTACTTCTAGCGATGATACTTTGTCTTACAGCACTGCGTCTGGCTCTAGAGGCTTCTTCTCTTTGCATTCTAACTTGAGTTTCTGCCGCTTGTCTCTGTATCTGGGCAGATTCTCTAGCTGCACTTGCTGCCTTTTGTGACTGCTGGACACCATAAGCAGTAGCCCCAACTGCTGCTGTTGCAGCAACACCTGCTGCTGTTACACCAGTAAGACCAATAGCAGTTAGGCCCGTTGCTATAGCTGTAAATATTGCCATACTATACTTCCTTTATATAGGCTGTCTCTGTAGGTCTGAAACCTTTTCTCCTAAATAGAATACCAGCCTTGCTTCCTAGGACTTCATCTAAGGTTGACAACCTAACAAATTCACATCCGTTTTCTTTCGACCAGACTACGTATTGATCTATGAGTTTTGGTCCTGTCTTCCCGTTTCTATGTTCAGGTTCTATCCAGAACATTAACTCTTGTGCGAAGGTAAGATTATTAATAGGTAGGCTACTGATTACTCCAATCAAGGCACCTACGATTTCTCCTTCGTACTCTACAATCTTAACAAGACCTAGTTCGTGTCTGATTAGATTTATAAGTAACTCGCTTACTTTGTTAGCTTCAAAACTTTTCCAAGCTGGGTGGGGTATTTCCTTACAGAACTGTTTGACTGCTATTACAACTTCTAATACGTCCTGTTCGGTTGCATCACGTATTGTATATTCTGACATTAAAACCTAGTGTTCCTTCCTTGGATCATACCCCATCCTAAAAGGATAAAGTCTTTGCCTTGTTCACTTTCGTATTTAATTCTCATAGACCTGCCATGACCTCTGATCTTTAGTCTGGTAACTATAATATCCTCAGGGTACGCAAAGTTAGATAAGTTAGTTGGGTCAACTACAACAGGATACTTTAGTCTATAAGCTTGTTGTGTAGAACTAAAGGTATCTGCAAAGTCCCAAGCTGCTGAGACCAGAAGAGAGGATGGTCTGATAGATTCATAGCCATCTATAGCATTGCCTGTGAAACCCTCTTCAGTCAATCTTGAGTAGACAGCAATGTAGGGTGCATTCTTCTTTGTCACTAGGTCTCCTACAAAGTCATACCCTGTGACAGCAAAGGATGAGTAGTTTGTGTCACCCCAATCCAAGAAAGTTTCACTACTAAAGGATGCCATAGTTATCTTATTGCTGCTACCTTCTCTTACTACAAGCACCAAAGCTGGGTCACCAGTAGCAAAACTTGAAACCTGAGTTGACACAACATCGTCACCAGCAGATGTTACAACATCATCGGCCCCACTGTTAGAGGTAACGTCAAGCTCAAGTTCAGCAGCCCCAAAACCTGAGTAGAATGCTAGACCTACTATACAGTCTGTACTTGATGTCTGATCAGGTACGGACCAAGGTATAAAAGCCTGAAGAGCTAAATCTAGTATGAGAAAGTTATTTAACTTAGATACTACACCCTCACCATTATTAGGGTAAGCCCAATAAATTTTCTTGTTGATACTATCGTAAACAGAAGTTACTTTATTTTTAACTGAAGTATTTATATTATCCCAAAAACTTTGAATAGTTGTCAGGCTTATATTTTGTTCTTGACCTTGGCCTGACACTGAGTCAGTCGTAAGTGTGTGAATACCAAACCTTGACCACCAGAAAGGTGTACCTTCAGCAGCTACAAATGTCTGAGGATTTAAAAGACCTACCTTAGACACACGGTTAATACCGTACTGAGAAGCGGAGAATACTCCGTCTACACCTGTGATCTGCCAGACACCATTCTCAGCAAAGACAAACAAGGCTGATTGATAAGGATAAAGAAGCTGGATGTTAACTGCGTCAGGTATAACAAGAACACCACCATCACTAGCTAAGAGATCATTTAAGTATTCAGCAGTTGGGTCATTTACTTGGTGACAAATACCTAGATCGTTTACACTTTCTACAACTTTAGAGAATAGAACGTGACCTGCATGTTTAGCATCAGCAACACCTGAGTAAAACACACGACCACCAAAGGAGGCTACAGATTTAAATCTTGTGCCTATGGTCTCAGTAGACAGACCTGATCTAACTTTATTGAAGAAGTCAACAAGGTAGTGACCGTTAGAGGTTAGTGTGTTACCAGCAAAAACCTTATCCCATTCGGCTGCATCAAAGTTATTATCAGAGTCTTTACCTGCGTACCAAGGGTGTGTAAGCGGTGGGTAATTACCTGAGTTAGCTGCTGACCAAGTACTTCTAGCTGCCTCACCCTTAGTTCCTACCCAACCTGCGTTCTTTGTGTCATACGTTCTTGCTGCGTTTGTAGAACCTGCTGTCTTATAGGTATCTGTGTTACCCTGCCAATCGAAGTCTCTAACTTGAAAAGAGATAGCCACACTAGCAAACTCATTGCCTACACTAGCACTATCAAACGTTACATAGATAGTATCAATAGCTTCAGACGAAACAATCAGATTACCGTTAATACTAGCAAACTGACACTTAGCTGATTCAGCCCCAGCAGAACCTGAGTACTCATGGGCAGTTAAATCTACGTAGTCTGTGTACCCTTGAGAAGAATAAGGTAGTGTTGACTTATTATAGAAATAAAGATTAGAACCCTTTTGTACAACCAAAAACTCAAGGTCAGCGTTACCGCCTACGTTTAGCCAATCACCAGTGTGAACAATCTCACTGTCAGAAACAGTAAAAGAAGACAGGACGTAGCTGCTTTCTAAAGCTACTCCTAATCTTCTTCTCCTTGAGCCATCTCTACGTAGCTCACAATTTGATTCATCTACAGAGGCACCTTCAGGAAACGTTAGCTCACCAGCTTCAGTGATCAAACCCCTGACAAAGTTGTTAACTGCCTTCTGACCTAGACTTTGCGGCATTACGTTCTTTCTCTCTCATGTCTGCGTACTCATTTCTTTGAACTGTACGAGACTTAGGCTTGTTTCTTAGGTAACTCTCTAAGGCTTTCTTAGCTGCGTTGATGCTTGTGTAACGTCCACTGAGTTCCTTAGGTACCTTACCGTTCTTGAAGTTAATAACAAAGAAAGAAAAAGGACTGATCTCTTTTGATATTGTAACTTCTGTAACTAACTTCTCTGACTTAGCTACACAGGTTTGGTTTACTGTGTCTTCTGTAAAGTCTAGCATTATGTTCTTCCGTAGGATGGCCTTTTGTTTGCCTGTTTTGTTCTGTACATATCGTTCTGTACGTATGACTTTAAGCGTCTAGCTTGTTGTTCTACTTTAGGATCAGACCCAGCCTTGAACAAAGAAAAACAAGTTGACTTAGCTTCAGCTAAAAGGTAGGGCAACATGTTGTCATCTAGGTCTGGCTCAAAGCTATCTGAGATAGTAAAGGTTGGATAGACAGTACCGTATGCTCTTGTTCTATTAGCCTCTAGTGTTGTACCTTTAGAAGCATCATACGCATCCATAACGATATGATAGTCATCAAATGATGTATAGTAGCTAGGGTCAACATTGTTATAGACAAACAAGTCTGTGTTGCCTACCTTGTCAGCTATTTTAAGTGAAGCACTAGACTGATCATCCATCTTCTCTAGGAACTCTAAAGGATGGACATAGTAAATACTTTTGTAATTACTTCCTGTGGTAGCTATATTATAAGACAAACTCTCAATTTGTTTTACATTGTCAGGATACCTAAAGTGTGTAGGTCTTGCTAGTTCAGACAATGAGGTTAGCTTGAGAAGCTGTTGGTGCTCTGGTATATCCCTAGCTGATATGATATTATAGTATGTATCTTCGATGACAGAAGCTATCTGTTCAGCTTCGTTAGTGTCGCTGATAGAGTTCACATCCTCTGAGTCCATATCGGACAGAATAGACTGAACCATTTCCAGAAGAGTGCGTTTCATTATTCTGGTAAACCTTTAACTGACCAAAAAATAGATGCGTAGTTTACTGTACTTGCTGAATCAATACTTGAATATATCTCAAGGTAATCATCAGTTGCTAAAGTACTATTTCCAAGTAAAGAAACTGAACCCCAAGAACCTGAACTAATAGTTCTAATTACATGTGAACCAGCCAAAGGAGAACCATTTTTATATATTTTCCATTGAACATCTTTGTTAGTTCCAGTTGCTTGTGCTGTAGATATTGAAATATGGATATTACTTGTAATGTTTTGAGTGCCTGTGTATGTTAGTCTAGCATTAGGGGTGTTGGTTACAGTAAAATCATCAGTACTTGAAGTAGTTAATGTTGGGTTTATAGCTGTAAACGATGTAGTTGCTGAGTGTGCATAAGCTGGGGTAGTAGCATCAAATGCTAAGTAAGCATCTACATGGGCATGTGCTTGTCTCCAAGCTCCTGAACCTGAACCATTAGCTATATAAACATCACCACTAAGTGCAGAGGCTACACCTTTAGGTTCATGTAAGTAAGGATCAGTAAGTGAACTGTGATTTACGTTAGCCATATATAGCCCCTGCATCAGTTAAAGATATGATAACATACTTTATCTATCTTGTCAAGAAAAAAATGAGGATGCCCCTAAAAAACTTAGGGACACCCTAGTATTTTATGGTTCGATGTATTCGATAACCAACTTGGCTTCACCAGCAGTAAAGGCTGCTGTGCCGTAGTTAGCTTCGATGTACACATCCGCTGCACCAACAGTGGCTGTACCACCGACTAGATCACCGTTACAAGCTACACCCTTGTTAGCTGCGAGAGCCGCAAGAGCAACAGTTGCGTCGATACCGTCAGCATCTACAGTAGCACCTGCTTGTGTGTAAGCACCAATTGTCAACGTAGCTGCACCACCTGAGGTGAAGGCTGAAGTGACAATAAGGCTCGCTGAAGTGATGTACGAACCTGCTGGAATGAAAGCATCGTGATCTTGGGGAGTCGCTGCTGAAGAAGCAAGGTCTGTCCCTGTGATCGTCATTACCAAAGCTTTCTTAGGAGAAACTGCTGTGCCACGCTTTGCTGGAACACCTGCTTCACCAGCCGTAAGGATTTCCAGACCGTCTGCATTAACATATGCCATGATTTAGTCCTCCTTACGCTACTGTTGGTTTCGTGATAACACGAACCATGTTTTCAGGACGATACAACTTGACACCATAACGAGCCGTTGTTACGAACTCATGACGTTGATGGTCTTTGTTGTACTCATAGTCAACCTCAGGCATCTGACGGAAGGCACCCACGAATGGGTTTACTTCTTGTGAAGCTGAGAAGAAGAGGTTAACTTTACCATTGGTGCTTGAGAAGTCACCAGTGGTTGCGCTAAACGCTTGCTCAAGACCTGAGTCAGTTGCATCTGCCAAGAAGTTTGAACAGTACACGTCGAAGCCATATACGTTTGCTACGAAACGCATACCAGTTGCGATACCATCACGAACAAGTCCTTCGAAACGTGGGTTGTTTGACACGTTTACGATGTTACCTAAAGTGTTCAATGCGTATTCAACTGAAGGATCAACGATAGCAACCAAGTTGTTATCTGGAACGCTTTGCTTTTTAAGGGCATAACGAGCATATGCAAACTCTTTAAGGGTGATTACCTCACCTGATCCAGAGGCTGCAACACGCATCTTAATGCCATTAAGTGTTTCTTCTGAGTTAGCAGAAACACCAGCTTCAGGGGCAGCAAGAGTAGTTGACTCAAAGTGCTCCATGATTGCACGTTCTTGTTCAGGGACAAAACGAGACATCAATTCGTTAGCATAGAATGTGTCTTGTTCTGCTTTCTTCGTCATGTAAGTAGCTGATGACAGATACTTGTCAACGGAGAATGTGAAGTTACCTGTGTCGAGTGGACGATAAGTAACTGCACTGTCTTCAGAGTAGTTGTCTACCTGTGCCTGACCGATAGAGGGGATGTTGAAATTGTTTCCATCAGGAAAACCATCAAGCATACGCACATATCGCTGTGCCATCATCTCATCACGCAGAATCTCTTTGAGTTCTGTTGAGTAGACTTGAGCACGTTGCAGGAACGAGGTATTAGATGTGGTCATTGCCATTTCTAAGTTCCTTCCTTATGCACCAAACTTGTCACCAAGACGGGCTTTGTCTTCAAACATTTGCTGTTGTGTCTTGGCTGAATAGTACATGTTACGATTTTCCCTACGTAGTTTTTGGTAGTAAGACCAATTACGTTCCGTAGAGGTTTGCATACCGACACCTTCGGTACGAACCGAACCTTGAGTTATAGGACTAAAGGTTTTCTTTGGTTCACCGATAAGAGCAAAGAAGGCAGAAGGAGATTCAGCAGCAATGTCACGCATACGTTCCAATGACATACCTAACTCAAATGCTTTCTTTTCGATCTCAGCCTTGGCTTCAGTGCCAAAACTTTTCTCTAGCTCTGCATCAACTTGAGCAAGATTACGTTTAATAATACTCTCTTGTTCTCGTTGAGTAAGTGTCTGTTCGACTAGGCTCTTCAGGTCTTCCTCATTAATAGGTGCAGTGGTGTTCTGGCTATTAATGCTACTTTTATCTTGAGACACCCCAGAGTTTACTGTAGTAGAGTCAGTGGCCTTACTCTGAAGTTGTTCGAAAACTTCCTTTTGGTACTGTGACTTCTTGAGGTCTTCTCTCATTTCTTCAAGTTGAGCCTCTAAGTTTTTAATGTAGCCATCAGCTTCTAACTTGCCTTTGGCTAGTACCTCAGGGTCTTTCCAGTTTTCTCCCTTAGTCTCTACGAGCTTCTGTAAGTACGAATCCTGTGGTGGGGCTTCTTGTACTTGTTGCTCTGCCTGAGTTTGGTCTGTGGTTGGACTCTGCTCAGAAAATACCATAATGTTATTCCTTGTCTAGGTTGATAATATCAAGCACCTTGGTTAGTGCTCTGTTGTAGCCGATACGATCAGCTTGCTTGTAGGCCCATGAGGGGCTGTCATAGTCAGCCTCTGGTCCTGTATCCTTGAGCATAGGCTCAAGTATTTCTCTGAGGCGGTCTAAGCTTTCACGGTTTGACAAGATTTTTTGTCGTAGCTCAAACTTTTCCTCAGGTGTTTTGCATTTAGAAAACCAATAGGACTTCATTATTTCTTTTTCATTGGCTTCTTAGTTGTGTTCTTGTAAGGTTTGACCTTGCCCTTTTTATATGGCATCTTATAGTCCTTTCTCAATAGCAATTTCTTGTTCTTCCTCTAGTTGAACTTGAGCTTCTATCGACATCTTCTCAGTCTGCATTTGCTCAAGGATAGCTACGTTCTCCGCAAACAAGGTAGGCTCACCTAACTCATCAGCCAAGATACGAGCAAACTCTTTGCCTGACATGTGGACAGCTATAGCTGGGTCAGCTAGTTTAAGTTGGTATAGCTGAGTAATATTCTGTACCCTCTGTGCTCTTTCAGCAAAGTGTCTAGCACCCATAGGCACTATCTTACCGTTAGCTTTGATGTCTTCCTTGGTAATCTCTTCGAAGAAAAAGACACCAGTATCTTCGTTGAGGACTCTGATAGTGTCAGCATAATCCATGTTACGTCTAGCTGCTTCTAGCATAGCATTGAGGATAGGCTCTAAGAAAACTCTTTCGAAGTGTGCAGTCTTATGCTGGAAGATACGACCTGCTGCTGTCATCAATTGGTTTACTTCGAAGGCTGTCTTCTCACCTGCACTACGGATACCCATAGCTTCCCTTGGTGCACCTGCCATCATCTCCATTTTATTCTCTAGGTTCTGAATCTGGAAGTCAGCATTGAGTGCAGTTGCATCTGGTGCTAGGTACCCTACGTCACCTTCTTCACCCATGTATATACGGGCTGCTGGCTCAAAGTCAAAGTCCTCTACGTCACCTCTGATTTTGAGAATAGGATAGGCTATCTGATCAAAGACATCAGCCTTGAGATTCTCTAAGTGGTCAATACGATACTGCATACCTACTAGGTTATCCAGTGGTCCCATTGCATAGAGGTTATCAGGACGATCTCTCCAACCTGCATGGAAGACAGAAGCTTTGCCTAGCCAACTAGGGTTCTGTTCGTTTGACAAGACATAAGACCTGTCAACAACTGTGATCACACGGTTCTTCATGAACTGATTTGTATCAGCATCGTACATGTCACCGTAGAACGTAAGGATTTCTATATAGTCAGACTCAAAGTATTGCTTGATGTCAGAAAACCCATCAGCTAAGAACCCCTCTGACTTATGTACATCTACGTCATTACCTGTAGCATATGAACGGTTATACATCATCTTCTCAAAGATGTCGTTCATGTAGGCGTTGTCTACAGTCTCGTCAATTTTTCTTTTGACTTCACCCTTTGTAAGAAGCGTTCTGACAATTTTAGGTGAGTCAATAAAGGAAGCGGCTAAGGGGTTAAAACAAATATCAAAAGGAGAAACACGAACAAGCTTAGGTCCAACATAGTTAACGGCCCTCTCACCATCCTCGTACTCAGTGTAGTCTCTGACAAAATCTACAGTAGCAAAACAGTTTCCGTACTGAATATAATCATTGATAAGTTTGCTTACAGTATTCTCAAAGTCTGACTGACGTATTTTGTTTTCCATGTAGGCTTGGATAACGTCACGTTTATTCTTTGTGTTAGCTTCTTGATCACTCGCTTCAAACCTAAAGAAACGTTTCTGAGGAAACAAAGCTGAGAAATAATTAGCATGTAAATTGTCAGCAATCTGTGTTAGCTTAGGTGTTGTCGTACTGTTAGTCCAAGGCAGCTTACTGTTGGAGGTAGTACGAGTATCCGTTGCGTAGATATAGTTACGGATTTCTTTCCACTCTTCGATCTTTTGCTGACGTGAGTTATTCCAAATAGTCCATCTGTCTGCAATCTCCGTAGCTAATGCGTGAGGAGCTATAAGAGAATAGAGATCAATAGTTGTTCCAGCCATTAGAACGAAACTCCACCAAATCTTTTATTAAACTGTACAACGTTGTCTCTGCTTCTAAAGATTTTCCTAGAAGGTTTAACTGCCATGTCAACTGCTGAAGCTAAGGCATCTATAACGTCATCGTGTGCAGGGTTACGAGAAGACAACTCTTCTTCTAGTATTTGAATGTTGCCACCCCTGTAGTGCCACATGCTCATGTTATCATAACGAGGTTCCAAAATAGAAGCTATCCGTTCCTGTTTGTTGCCTTGGTTCTTATTGGGTCTGTACTCGTTGATACTTAAAGACAACCCATGTTGTTTGATTAGTTCTTTTAGTTGTCTGACAATAGCCATCTGAGCTACTGTTGTTTCGGCCCTCATTTTTCTGAATGACCACTTGTTGACCAGATGAAAGATGTGATCAAAGTAAACTGAGATGCGATCAGTCTTGAACCTGTCAATATCTAAAACATAAACATTGTTGTCAGCATCTATTCCTATGACAACGATAGCTGTTGAGTCAGCCTTCTTAGATAAACTAAATGCAAAGTCAACGGCTGCATACAGGTTTAACTTGTTGTCTTTATAGAACCAGTATCCGTTTTCTTCTTTTAAATGCTTACGATCAAAGTACTGAAACTTTTCGCTGCCTACGGGAACGTTGTCTGGATCAGAAGGGTCGTTGTAGTACTGTGCTCTGAACTGGCCTTTGTCTAAGTACTGACCTCGTTTCTTAGCGAGAATTTTAATGTCAAACCCGAACCACTTACCGTCTTTACGTTGCTGTCTAGGCCAGAGGAACTCACCTGTGCCATCCCCTAGGTCTTCCACTGGTCTCTCAAATACCTCGTAGATATTCTCTTCACCTGTCTTCTCACCGTTCTCGTTGTACTGGTCTTCCATCATTTGAAGAAGATCATTGTACAGATCAGAAGGGTGATACCTAGTGCCTACGACCCACTCTTTCGCTTCAGCACCTTCAATAGAGGAGAGAAGAGAGTATTGACTTTTGACTTTATTCCTTCCCTCGCCTGTGTAAGCATTTTCGTAAACGACACAATCATCAAGGACTGCGATGTCGCAATGAAGTCCTGTAAGCGAAGTCGTAAGTCCACCAGTAAAGATCGAAGGGTCTCTAACATTTTCTTTCTTCCTTAAAGGATGATCCAACATAATCTCTGAGTTGGTCCATCGTGTACGTTTGCCTTCATCAAAGTTTACGTGATCAGGCCAGTACCGTCTGTATATCTCAGATGTAAGTATGCCTTTGATAAAGCCTAGTTGTTTCTCTGCTAGGTTAGCTGTTGCTGAGATATAAAGTATTCTAAGTGTTGGGTCTTTGGTTAGTTCCCATGCTACCCTGTAAGCTATAAGCCGTGACTTGCCGTGATCCCTAGGGAATAGAAGTAGCTGATGTGACTTACTGTCTTCTCTTGTCCACCAATTGCAGACATCTTCGTGACATTGCCCTAGTACTTGCTCTGGTGCTATAAGTTTAATAAAGGTTACCAGATCATCTTCAGCAGCTATTCTTATTTGATCTAAAGCTGACATTTACTTTAAAGACATCCACATTGCAGCAGCTATAAAGCTTAGTACAGCTACTGTACCCATCTTAACTGTAGTAGACCAGATACTTTTCTTGGTCATTCTCCATGCGTCAAGTAAACTACGCATATCACGTATATCACCTGCTGCATCTTCATCGTGTAATCCTAAAGAACGCAATGCCTCTGCTGCACCTTTTTTAGCTGCCCTGTCTAACATTGCTTCAAGTTCTTCAGGAGCCATCAGTCAGCCTCTTGTATCACAAGCGTCCCAGCCTCAACCTGACGCATGATCTCTGCGTAGTGGCGGTTGCTGGGGTTTACTGGAACAGAGCATACAACTCCATCTATCGTTGCAGTAATAGCATAGTTTTCTGCAACTAACTCATTGCCCATATAATCGTTAACATATTTTGCATTAGTTATGTTCATAGTTAAAGCTCCGCATCACAGTCTATGTAACCGTCAGTATTTATATAAGGAAGGTTTATTGACGCAGACGTAAGCCCACTTGCAACAGTTACGCTAAGAGCTACAAAATTAGGTTCTACCTGTTGTTCACTTCCAAGCCCTACCGCAGTTGAAGTATAAAACGTAAAACTACCGTTATTTCTAATCGCCATAGCGTCCGACGAGGAAGGTGTAACTGTTGGAGTGGTTCTAAGTTTTGTACTCAAAGCAATTGCGCAACGTGCATTTGCGGTTCCACCATTTATAGAGGGAATTACAAGCGTATAGCCCCCCGCCGTTTTATATCGGTTAAAATACCTCTGGCACCTCGCCAGTTCATCCCCGTATGACCGATGCTCAAAGGGGGTGGCGGTGCTTAAATCGCCAACTTCCAATTGAACGCCTGTGAGGTAGAAGGTTGCTCCGTTGGTTCCGACGACTGAGGTTGCTCCTGTGGCTGACAAGTATGTTGCACCCGCCCATGCTCCAGCAGTTCCGCTGTACGTTGATCCAACACCAAGGCCAAGTGAAACAATAACGCCGCCTAAGTTGTTAGTGTTCCACGTTCCGCTTGTGTCTCCCGCAATCGTGAGGGTCTTTTGCTCCCAAGTATTTGCCGTGCTGATCGTGTATGTAAAAGGGTAAGATCGGTTTTGAGCAGAGTTGTTAATCGCACCGCCGAAAGTTCCCGTAAGGCTTGAACGGACCCAGAATGACAGAGTTACGTCTTGTGCGCTTGCGGTGCCCCAACCCAAGTCAGCAGTATTAAAGCCCTCAATAACCTGTGCTTGGCGGAAATATGAGCCACTAGCAACAGAAAACGCAGAAAGCGATGTAATCAGCATTGAAGATGAAAAACCATCGGGAGCCGTTGAACTTTTCTGTACTGAAAACTTAGATGATGCGCTTAGTTGAGACTGCCAACGGTCAAGCGTATAAGTTCCGTCAGCAGTAGGCGTCACCGCCGACCCGCCGTTGCGTTGATCAATGACCATTGCACCGTTGATGATGCGGTTCCTGTTCGACAAGGCACCATCGTCATAGACGTTACCTAAGTCTGCTAACTGTCGTGCCTTGCTCATAGCTTATTCTCCCAACAGGGTAGCCAAGTCCAATGCCTTGAGTGCATCAGGTGTCGCTGCCGCTGCAATACGTGCATCATTTGTGATGTTACGCAGTGTTTGCTTTTGGGTTGCAATCTCAGCCGCACCTGTGCCAGCTTCTAGTGCTTTCATATAAGCAACGTCCAAGGCTTCTAGGCGTGGCTTACGTTCTGCACGTAGGTTGTCCTTGTGGATGTCACGTGCAGCCGCCATGTCTACTTCAACAGCATTGCCGTTGAATGACCAAGCCCCACGGAAGGTGCGGTCTGTTGGAACGGTAAGAGATGCTGCATCACGAACATCTCCGTTGATGTTAATATAGGTCGTCATTGTGCAATTCTCCATGCGTTTCTAAATGACCGATCCGAAGGGATCATTTCAACAGGCACAATCTTTAGGATCGTGCGGTTGCCTTGGTAGTCTCTCCATATGCTTGGACAGATATCCTTTTGAATGAGATATTCGATAAGTGTCTCTTCGTCTTGGGGACCAATAGGCTCTGCATATGGATGCTCTTTCGGCTCTCCGTCAGGCACGTCACGGTCACGTAGATATGTCTCAATTGGACTGAGGTAACCGCCAGCCAGACCAGCTGCCAGAAAGTTTGGATCAGGGACAAGCACCTTGGCAGGGGCGTCTGGTTCCCGTGGGTCTTCAAACAGCACACGGTACTTAGACTGCACAGGCTTCAAGCGTGACTTGGCTTCTAGTAGGCGTTCCCAGAGATGCGTCATGCGAGTTCTCCAATAGAAATAATGCTTGCGTGGTTGGTATCCGCAAAGGAAGTACCGCTTGTAAAAACAACGTTCACATTAGAAGCGTTTCCGGCTATTCCATTGTCTTCATACTCAGAATTAGACCCGCTACTCCTCATTTGACAAATACTTGTAGCATAATTTTTAGCACCAAAAGAATTACTAAAATTAACCGCTGTTTTCCCTGTCGCAGTATCTGTTAGTGAGCTAACGTTAAGACTGTCTTGCACAGTTGTAGCAGCTTCATGTGTCACCCAAGCCTTAGCCGACCCATTGACGACATAACCAGTGCCTACGGTTGTTGTGCCATCGGAGATGTTTGATACGTTTAGTGTACTCATGCTAAGTCTCCGTGGAATTTACTGTCAACACCCTGATCGTCTGTTAAAGCACCTGTATCTGTTCTAAAAGATACAATACTTACGCTGCCAGACGCAGGTTGGTAGTTGACACTTCTGTTAGATATATC